GTGCTGCTTGCGGCGTTGCCGCCGCCTGACAGCAAGTTCGCTAAAAAGTACGGCAACTGCATTGTTGTCTACGGGGAAGTCATCCTCAAGGACTGCAATGCCGCCAAGTACGCTTCGGCGGTCAAGCGGAAGTGCGGAGACGATATATTCTGGGAGTGGATTATCGATGAACACGGCGGTCGCATTCGGGATATGGGACCGCGCAGCAAGCCGGTCAAGTGGTACTACGCCGATGAGCTAAAGAAAAAGGGTATGCTTTCGCAGTCGATTGGTGCTAACTTTGTTCCTGGCTGCGATGACATCGAAGCTCGCGTTGAGGCGGTTGCATCGTGGCTGACCATCCGCTCAGACGGAACAACCAAGTTGCGGGTGCTGCGGGGGGCATTGCCTGAGTTCCAGCGTGAGATCCGCAAATATCGCAAGAAGGTCGATCAGCGAACCGGCTTGGTCATGGATCGCCCACAGTACGGTCGCATGCAGGAATTGATGAATTGCCTGGAATACTTAGCCGCTCGCAATCCTCGCTATCATCCTCCCGTGCGTAAATCGAGAAAGCCAAAATCTTGGGCGGCTAGAAGGATGGAGGAGAAGAAAAAGAGGAGGGAAGAGAATCGGGAACCTGGACACATTGTCCTTAATTAACTTTGGAGAGACAGATAATGCCTACCGAATCGCCAGTACATGAAAACTCAACGACTCAAACCATTGCGGACATCCAGAAATCCGCCAAGCAAAAAACGGAAGACCTTGCCCGCACATTCGTCATGCCGCCGGTAGATCCAGGCGACGAAGTTCTGTGGTTTCCGCTTGCCGACAGAAACAAGCCGCCGCACATTGCGGTTGTCCGCGCAAACTACCACCAGCAGATCGAGGTGACGACGCGAGGGCCGGTCGGACAGGAATACGATTCGGTTCGCCATGTGGATGATCCGAAGCTGATCCTCAATACGAACTACCGCAAGTTCGGCGCGTGGGACTATACGGACGGCGCAAAAGCGAAAATGAAGAAGGAGAAAGACCTGGACGAGCGGCTGACAAAGCTCGAAAAGGCGGTCGGGGAACTTAGCGGCAAAAGGCCCAAAAAGTCGGTTGAAGAACTTGACTCCCCCCGAAAGCAGCAGAGCAGGGCGGCGCGACCGCAGCAACCACGGCAAAACCAGGACGGTAAATAATGCCCGCCGACAAATTCGACGACGCCCAGTTCAATCACGAAATGCTGTCAATCGTTAAGGGCTGGCAGACGCAAATCAACACTGCGCGCAAGTACAAGGAGAAGGCGTTCGGTGATGATGCCGAATGGGCCATGCGTCTGTTCGACGGCAATGATGTCGATAAATACTGGGAAAACAAGATGGCCTCCTTCGAGGGGGCCAAGATGACCCCGCCTGCCTTCTTGGTGCAGGTGAACAAGCTGGCGGAAGTCAACCAGTTATTCGGGCCAGCCCTGTACGTTCAGAACCCGACCGTGGTGGTTTCCCACAGTCGTCGTCCTATGGTTGGGCCGGAAATCCTTGCCGGTCAAATGGCCGACCCGATGATTCTTCAGCAGTATCAAATGATGATGCAGCAGCAGGGACTCCGCGATAATCTGCTGACATCCGCCGCTGGCATATTTGAGCATTACATTAACTATTCGCAATTCGAGCTAGACAAGAAGCGGCATTGCCGCAAGTGGATTACGGAGGCGATCCTCAAGGGAATGGGGGTCTGCTGGACGGAACTTTACCAGCCGCCTGGGATGGAGTATTCGATGATCGGATCGTTTTACGATACGGTCGATAATCTGATATTCGATCCAGATGCGGATGAGTGGTCTGACATCCGCTGGGTTGCCCGCCGTCGAGTGCAGCATGTCTACGAAATCGAGAAGCGATTCAACATACCAAGAGGGGCGCTGGAGAAATACGCCTACAAGGAATCTGCACACGACAAGGACAGCAAGAAGACGAAAAAGAATGCATCCGACAGGACTCACGGCAAGCAGAACCATCTGCTGGAATACTACGAAATCTATTCCAAACTTGGCTTCGGCGGCAAGCTCTCCAAGAATCCAGACGATCATGACAAATACGATGCACTTGGTGAATATTGCTATATCGCGGTCTGCCAGAAGTGTCCCTATCCGCTGAATGTTCCTTCGTGGACAACGCAGGGTCCGTACATGGAGCAGGAAGACGACCTGTTCATGCGGGTGCAGTGGCCCATCCCGTTCTGGGCCGAGAAGGATTGCTGGCCCTTTACGCCGCTGTATTTCCACGAACATCCGACGCAGACTTGGCCGATGGCTCACTTCAAGTTCGCCCGTGCGGAAATGGAGTTCGTCAACTGGGGCATGTCATTCCTGGCAACCAAGACGGCGACAAGCTGCAATACGGTAGTCGGCGTGGTCAAGGCTGCTGGTGACGAGATCAAGCACGCGCTACAGAAAGCCGAGGGCGGCTATTCCTATGTCGAACTGGAAGAGGTGCTGGGCAAGAAGCTGAACGAAATCGTTCAATTCCTAGACCCGCCCGCTTTCAATCACGATATTTACAAAATGGTCACTTCGATTGATGCTGCGGCAGACAAGCGGCTTGGCCTCAATGAGATGATTCAGGGTGCTGAAGCGAACCGCCAGATGCGTAGTGCCGCCGAAGCGGAGATTCGCCATCAGCATGCAACGACCCGCCCAGCCGACTTCAGCGCCAAGGTCGAAGATGCCCTGTCGAAGATGATCACCAAGGAAGCCTTCGCTATGCGCTGGCTGCTGGAACGCAAGGACATTGAACCAGTTGTCGGGCCGATAGGTGGCTTCGTCTGGGAGAAACTTATTTCCAGCACTGAAGTCGAAGAGGTTGTCCGCGAATTTGATTTTCGCGTCGAGGCGGGATCGACCCGCAAGCCGAATAAGGCCCGCTTGCAGGAGCAGGCGAATGCATCGATGCAGGTCATGCTGCCCATCTTCCAGGGCTATTATCAGGCATTTGGCGATCCTGGCCCGATAAACGAGCTACTGAAGTTCTGGGGCAAGGCTTACGACTACGAAAACATTGATCAATTCCTAGTGCCGGATCGCAGTCAGCAGCAGCAGCAGCAAGCGGTCAATGCTCAAATGGAAGAGCAAAGGCGACTGGAAGAAGAGCATCAAGGCGGTCTGCGGCGTAAGGCTGAAGAGCAGCAGGTTAAGAACCAGGGTCGCGTCATGGAGCAACAGATAAAGAACCAAGGTCGCGCAGAGGAACAGCAGGTCAAGAACCAGGGCCGCACAGAAGAGTCGCTACTTAAGCAGGCGCTGGCAGAGGTAGCGGCTCGCCAGGGAGGTGGGTAATGGGAATCGTCTATAAGAAGAATGGCAAGACGGTCAGCCGCGAGGAAATGCTGGAAGAACCCCAGCAGGATCTTCCTTACGGCGAATACTTTTCGTTTGGTCTGGGTGATACCGACCGCACGTTCATGGATGGCTACATGAACGGTAAGAGCCTTTCGCAGATGTCGCCGGTCGCCCGCATTGTTGCCATGCGCGCCGCCCGCGCCGCAGGGACTTCGATCAGCGGCAAGAAGCACGTTAGTGGACTTGGCCCAGTCACCGATCCTTCCGCATGGGTGGACGGCATTGGCGACGTTGTTCGGGTTGCCCGCGAGAAGAACAAGACGGTGACGATAAACGGTCACGTTAAGAATAAAGCCACTCCAGTTCCGCGACCGCCCAGCAAGGCATTGGCCGATGATTTAGCCGGTGAGATGGTGGCTCGCGAAGTTAGCCGCGATCCAGGTCTGGCGGGAAAGCATCCGCAGGAACTGAAAGAAATGGTTACGGATAAATACGGTGCGAAAAAATGAGCAACGAAGATGCGGCGGCGATCCAAACCGAATTGAAGTGGCTTAAGGAATCTGTACTCCAGACCAAGAAGGCTATCGATGAAGTGAAAGACATGCTAGACGGCGAAGACGGTAGGCTGGGGATGGCCCAGAAGGTTAATATCCTGTGGAGGATTCACGCAATAATGGCTGGGATCGTCGGTGCTACGACCGGAAGTATTGCCACTTACCTAGCGATGAAAATGGTTCCGTAGTAATGAAGTATTATCTAGGCCCATTTGAGCATCTGAACGATGAAGTGGGGGAGCGATGGACAGCCCCGTCCGGCGCTCGTCTTATCTTCGATTTTCGCCCGTTGCCGTCGCAATCCGACTACACCTATCGCGACCGGCCATACGCCGTATTCGCTGCCGATGCGCTTGATAGTGAGTACGAACTTCTAGGGGAAGGCAGTAGTCTACAGGATTGTTTGCTGACCCAGTCCACCAAAGACGTAATCTCCCAGAGACTAGGGGTCACCGCTACTGGAGACACGCTGTTTCAGGGCATCGTAGATGTAATGCAGAGGGGCGATCCTAGCGGGGGAGAGAATCATCGGCCACTGACGACATCAGTGTTTGAGGGTGAGCCGATATCTAACACCACTGCCCGCATACTAGATGTTGTTCGGTACGACATCCGTGAGGGATTTTTGAAAGATCAGGAATCTGGATCAGACCAGACCAAGTGTAGAAAAAGGTTGGGCGCATACTGTAATAAGCACGGCATCGACGATTGGCGAACTCTTCTCTTGCCAGATATCAGGGATCACCACGAATCACCACTGCCCCCCACTACTGTGATCTCGGACAAGTTAAATAGCCTTGGCGATTTCTCCACTCAAAGCGGAACGTGGTCTGCGTCAGGTGGTCTGCTTAAGAAGACTGGAGCAGGTGACGCCTACGACACGATTCATCACAACCAAGCACTGTCGTCTGCCAATCAATACTGCGTCGTCGGTGGCAACGCATCAACCACCGGAACGACTTTGGTATCTGGGCCGATGGTAAGGCATCCAGGCAATGCGAACACGGGGTACTGGTGCTTTGAATATAAATCTGGTTCAACGTACTACGTTTACCTGTCAAAAATAGTTAGCGGCTCTCGAACCGACTTAACTAGCAGCAGCATGGCAGCGCATGGCGCGCTGGCAGTCAGGGCAGACAGTTCAGACATTCGCGCATGGCGTTACACGGTCACCGTTCAAACGACCGACACTTCAATTACGTCAGGCGATTATGTTGGAGTGGCACAGTATTATGATTCCGCTACAGCGGTTTTGGATAGTGGGTTTGAAGCTGGTGACCCGCTTGATGGAATTGGCGGTGATGAAACTGTGGACGACAGTGCGAGCTTTACCCCTAGCTGGACTTCTTTCACGCAGACCAATGCCTACAGCACTACCGGCCACTTTCAAGCGTCTGGATCGGGCATGTATTCGGCGGCGTTCGTTTTCACTGTCACTTCCGGTAACAACTACAAAGTGTCAGCGACCTGGACGGCGCACAGTAACCGCGCTACAGATACCCCGTACACGGTCAGCGGCATAGCCGGTGGCAATCAAACGGTAGACGTTGACCAGGAAGCACCGCCTGATTCTTTTGTCAGAAACTACAACGCTTCATACTGCCCGCGCGCATTCAAGACACTCGGTACTTACGAGGCGGATGGTACTACGCTTACGGTAACGATTACAGATAACGCAAATGAATACGTCATTGCCGACGCAGTTTTGATTGAAGACCTGGGCGCGGCGTCAAGCGTAGTGCCGCTGGCGATCCACCAATACCAAATGGCAGGAGGGTTGTAGTGGCGTTTCAAGGGTTTTTAAGGCAGTCCCAGGTGGTTGATGTACTCATTGGCCCGTTCGTCGATGACGGCGATGGCAAAACGGCAGAGACAGGGTTGACGATTGCCCAGGCCGATGTACGACTGAGCAAGAATGGGCAGAACATGGCGCAGAAATCGGATAACACGACATGCCAACATGACGAGTTGGGAATGTACAACTGCGAACTCGACGAGACAGATACCGATACCGTGGGTCAGCTAACTATTTCGATACATGAATCTGGCGCGTTGCCGGTGCGACTCGACTATCACGTTGTCGAGGAAGCTATTTACGATGCCATGTATGGAGCCAGTGCGACGGGTGAGTTGCTTGTGGACGTAGTGAAGGTCAGTGGTGACGCGACCGCAGCCAACAACCTTGAGTTGATGTACGACGGGACGGGGTATGCAGGAGGCACAGCAAAACTGGGTGTGGATGTAGTGAAGGTCAGTGGTGACTCCACGGCTGCCGATAACCTTGAGTCCGCCTGTGACAATTACAGCGCAACGCGAGGGCTTTCTGGGACGGCTCTGCCTGCGGCTGCTGCGGACGCGGCTGGTGGTTTGCCGATTAGTGACGGCGGTGGCTTGGCGCTAGACACGCAGTTAGCGAATACGAACGAGATCACGGCGGCTCGTATGGGCGCTCTGACTGATTGGATCAACGGCGGGAGGCTGGACTTACTTCTTGATGCTGTCAAGGTTGTCACGGACGCTATCAGCACTAACGGCTCTGGACTCAGCGCCATACCGTGGAACAGCGCTTGGGATGCCGAGGTACAAAGTGAGTGCGACGACGCGCTCGTTGCCAAGGGACTCGACCACTTGCTAGCGGCTTCGGTGGCCGGTAGTGACATAACCGACAACTCAATCATTGCCAAGTTGGTGAGCAAGGAATCAACAGCGGATTGGGACGACTTCGCAAATACGACGGACTCGTTGCAGGCTATCCGCGACCGAGGCGATGCGGCTTGGGTAACGGCCACGGGATTCTCAACCCATACAGCCGCCAATGTTAGAACGGAAATGGATTCCAATTCGACGCAACTGACAAACATCGTTGCGGATACCGCAGAGCTTCAGACTGATAATGTGCCTGGACTAATCTCGACGCTATCGGGCAAGGTGGATGTTATTGATGGAATCGTGGATGACATATTATTGGACACGGCAGAAATCGGCACAGGCGGGGCTGGACTCGACGATCTTGGTGGCATGTCATCAGCAATGAAGGCTGAAATAAACACCGAAGTCGATACAGCATTTACTACGCAGATGCCCGATTCCGTGGCCGCTCATGAGGCGATACCCACACGCGAGCAAGCACTCTATATGAT